AACACCGGCAGGCCCAGCAGCCCCCGCGGGACCCATAGGCCCTGCGACACCATCAGCCCCTGCGGGCCCTATAGGGCCCGCTTGTTTACCAACTGTAGCAACAGCTGCCTGTAGCGACGCTAGCTCTGTGCCAAATTCAAGCTGCATCGCAGCAATGTCTGCATCTACTTCTGCCTCGTTTGCTAGTATGTAGCCATTTAAGGTATTTACAGCCGCAGCAATGTCTGCATCCAATATAGCTTTTTCAGAAGCTAAGGTAGTAGTCACCCCTGTGATAGCCTGGTTAAGGACGGCGTTAACCTGCTCTATAGCTGAGTTAAGTGCATAGGTTTGATTAGCATCCTTTTGCTCAATCATGACCTCTAGTGCTACGTAATCGGATACCGTTATCTCACGCGCAAGAAGCATCACAACCTGACCCACGGACATGCTACTTATCTGGTACGTTAGGTGCGCGGTTCCGGGGTACCCGCCTGTTACCACCCGAACGTTGCCGTTCATATCTTGAATTAAGAAGTCCCCGGGAATGAAGTTTGGATCAATAACGTTGAATGCTGTGCTATCTAGAGATATGCCGTTGTTGTTTACCGCTGTAACCGTGCCCGAGTCAACCTGAAGATACCCAGCTACGTTCCACTGAGTTCCGTTAGCTGCTGTCAAAAACAGACTGCTATTGCCGTTTACGGGCTCCATAACGATAAGGGCCGTGGGCTTACCAGGAAGATACGCTTGTCCGGTAACGTTATTGGTAGACCCCAAAACTTCAATGGCTCCAGGTGTACCGGTTATAACTTGAATAACTGAGGGCGATGCACCGAAGTTAAGCACGCAATGAAACGTCAAAGCATTAGCTACCCCCGAAGCCGTAGATGCCTTAGTTTGAAGATCCTGAAACACAGCCAAAGCGAACAGAGTGCCGTCGTCTAGAAACAAAGCAATCTCACCGTAAGTGAAAGGCCCCGCCGCAGCAGGTACCACGCACACAATGTCTCTGGAAGTGTCCGACAGCATGTTCCAGCTAGCGGGCACTCCATTGTAAACGGCAGTGCCGTGGTAGTTAAGGTCGCTTAGAGAAGGAGTGTATCCGTTACCTGTTGCTAAGACAAACTTAGCAATAGACAGGGAGATACCTTGTTTACCTGCTAATGAGGCAGCATTGATACCTACCTGTGTAATCTGAAACGCTGAAGGCGCTATAGTGCTTATCGTACCCATTTATTTATACTCCTGATTGTGTATCACATTGTCACGGTAGCAAGCGTAGTCGTAGCTCCCGCACCGTGTTTACCGAAAGCAGCTTGCCTAGCACTTATAGTAACCTGTCCAGTACGGATAGGCGTGGCTACGTTGCCTGTAATGCTAAGGATATAGGGGTCGCTTGACTCGTATGTCCATTCTCCCGCACTGTTGGACGTAGGCTGCGGAAGCACAAAAGGTGAGCCATTTGAATGTACTACAATGTTCCCCAGTGACCCTACGATGTTGGGAATCAAGGTAGCTACAGGTCGTCGATTTACTTTGAACATATTTAGGGGCCTGTGTGGTAAACGTCTACTTCCATGAATAGCCCGATGCTTATCATGTTTTGCTGGTTGGCAACACCAATTGGGATAGTATTGTCTATCTCTATAGCGTACAAGACTAGGTTATAGTTGAAAACGTCGTTAAAAAACTGTAGGAACTCGTCTGCTGTTATATTTTTGAATACCGAAGACGTTCCCAGGGCCATGTTTACGTGCGTTGTTGGGTACCAGCCATCCGGGTACCCAAGTGCGACTGTTTGCGTAAGGTCTATGAAGGGGTTGGGAATCTCAGAGTTAGTCTCTAAGTCGTACACGGTCTCCGGCTCAAAGCTAACGTAATCCTTTGTCCATAGGTTTATCATCTGTAATGATGCACCCATAGTGAAATTGATAAAGTCAATTATCTTTCCGGTGCCCTTGCTATACCAGTACGCGCCTATGTTACGGAACAGCATTAGAGCCTGCGTGGCGCTAAGGTAAGACGGGTTATTGAGAGGCAGACCATTGAACGCCAATTGCTTTAGAAGTAACTGAAGATCAGTTTGGTACTCTGAACTTGTTATGTCAAACATAACCCCCGAAGCTATGGCGTTCTGAATAAGCGGTCCAACTACATAAGGATTACGAACTCCCTGTAGCTGCTTAGTCGCAGTTTCTGTATCCAAGAATAGCTGATCCATTGCATTGGTTAAATCTGTCCACATCGTATTGTTTAGATACGGTGGCAGCAGAATGCTTTTGCTTAAGTTTGCCATGTTTCAATTTATCCTTGTGAACTTCCGCTACGCTGAGAGTAGTAAGCATTAACCGTAAGGTTGCCTAGCTGATTGTAGGCAACCACATTGTAGGGTAAAGACGTGCTACCAACATTATGTACTGGAACTACAGACCCATCATCCACAAAGGTCACAGTGTTAGCACTAGACGGAATGTTCGCAATGGCTCCCCAAGTGCTACCTATACCGCCTCGTCCGTAAACGGTGTAGGTTACCGCAGACGCCACAGCAGTCCAGGTTACTGTACAGGTACCCCCACCCGCAGGCGGGATTATAGTGTACGCCACGTTCTTTCCGATTACGACAGCGCCCGCAACAGTTGTATAGCCCACAGCGTAGGCAACCGCACCCGCAGCAATAGATCCCCCAACGCCGTTAGCAACAGAGGGCGTTGGAATCCAAGGCGTAGAAACGATAGCGTCTTTTGTGGGCGTGATAATGTCTACAAAGTCGATGCCGCTATATGAACCAAGTATAGCCTGACTCAAGTCCGTTAGCATAATGTCATAGTTTAGACCCGCTGCGGTAAAGATGTTTGTAACCGCAGTGGTAGCCGCTGAATTTGCTTGGCTCAAATTTGCCCAAGACTTACAGTACACTGCTATGTTTATATCTACCACACTGGACACTGGCGGCACGATATTAAACCTACCCGTGTATAGTGAACTTGTCTGCAGGTAGTTTATGAAGTTTGTAATGTCCAAAGCAGACCATGTTATGCCAGCTTTCAGCAGATAGGTTATCTGTGTGTAATTCATAAGCTTAGGGTTGCTCTGGAAAACTTCACGCTCTGCAAACGTCACAGCATCTGCTACGCCGGGGTACTCCAAGATAGTTGTAAGCAACTGACTTTTATTTACAGCACTGCCGAACGTCCCAAAGGAGTAGGCCGCGATGTTTTTGTACCGCAGCGCACCGGCCTCGTCAGCACCACCCGACGGATTACCTAGCGCATTGATTACAAGATTCTGATACGTTGTGGTAGTAACGCTTTTGTTAAGAGCATTCAACCCGTTGGCACTGCTACCCGAAGTAACCACGTAAACGATGTTGACGGAGTTAGACAACTGCGGCATTGAACCGTAGGTACCATCACCGAACTCTACTACAAACTCACCGGTAGCTAGAGTACGATCAATGAAACCATTGCCCGTCTTGCTGGTCCATAAACCCATTGTTAGCTTTGGAATAGACGTACCGTTGATAGCAACAAAGGTGTCCACGTCAGATACAGTGAAAGCCGCTTCTGTGGATGCCCATGCTTGGTAAGGAGTTCCCAACCCCGAAGTCATAACCGACTTAATAACACCTTGATATAAGCTGAAAGCCGAAACGGTGGCTCCTGGTTCAATCGTGATAAAGTCACGATTGAACCAGTACGTGTTGGCTCCAGCAAACTGCGTGTACGGGGGAATAGTTATCTGTGCTGCATTGTTGTTGGTTATAGCCACAGACATATTTGCGGGAAGCTTACGATTCAAGCGAACACCCTGCATAGTAGCGCCAGCATAGATAGCAGAGTCTGAGACAGCCGTAGCTGGAAACGTGTCTTGCAGTGACCGCAGAATGTTTTGTTGAGCACTCGAATGCACTGTGCTAATAAGCGAGATAATCGCATCGCCTGTCTCCGTGGGCAACACGGCTTTCCAAGGAGCACTAGACGAACCCAGAATAGACTGCAACTGCGTCTTGCCTGAATTGTAGTCAACCGAAAGCGTAGACAGCGTTACATTAGAACCTGCTTTAGCCGCTAGGCCCTTCTGCAAGGCTACGCTAACCGTAGCGTTAGCCACCACATCAATCTGTGCCAGGTTGTAATAGGAAACACCGTCTACTATAAAAGTGCTAAACGCTGGCACTGACATGGTAACGTTTCCTGCATTTACAAAAGTTCCTTGCATCGCCGGTGGGTTGCCACCCGTCTGGAAGCTAATGTTTAGAGAATTGGTTATAGTTGCCATTTTTTATCCGTTTAGACTGGAAGAGAATAAGATGCTGTGAAGGCCTGCATGTCCGCCGCATTAAGCTGGCCCGTTACTGATACGATGTAACCGGGTATAGACGTATCAGGCACAACGGACACCGACACGTTGGTTATGCGAGGTTCCCAATTAGAAATAGCTGTGCGTGATGCCATGCTAATAAGGGACGCCGTTTGAGAGTCAAACGGCTCTTGCAGTAGTTGGTACAAGCCACTCCAGTAATCTTCTTGAAAGATACGGCCACGGCTGCCCTGAGCGCTAATGAACAGATTGGCTAACGAACCGTGAACTACTGCGTAGCTATCTAGCAATATCAAAGATGGGCTGGTATGCGGGTCAAAAGAAGGATTTAGGTCTATGTACGTAGCACTAGAACTTTCTAGTCCTGGATTAAGCACGTCACCTGGTGTTATTGTGCCTACTTGATTTCCCTTGGTGGCTATTATGGTTGACATTGTTTTCCCCTAAAGAGAAGGTATCTTTGGAATAGCCGGGATTGGTGGTAACGATGGCAACGGTGGTATAGAAATGCCACCAACAGAAGCTGGTATCTTTGCTGATAATGCTGCAACTGCGGATGATAGCGAGGCTATGGCTGCTGATGTGTCTGGAAGTTGCCCAGCTATCGTAGTTAACGACGCAATGGAAGGCCCCATCATAACCTTAAGCATCGAATTAAAGGCACCAGTAACA